ACATTGCGTGGTGGGGTTAGCTGTGGCTGTTTCGGATCGTACTCTTCCGGTTCTACTCGAAAGCCTTCCCAAGTAGTCTTGAGTTCTTTATACGGGACTTTAAAGCCGGATATGTCGCTTATAGCGACTGACTTTTTCCCTTTAGCTTTACGAGCGGAAGCCATCTCAGTACAAATTCATACCTGTTGGTCTGATTCTCATAGTTACACCGTCATTATCAGTGTCGGCAGCGTACTCAAACGCTTTTTCGTACACTTGATTCAATACGGCGAACCTTTCAGGCTGATATTTTAACGCCAGCTTGCTTGCCAACCCTGCACAAATGCAATCTGACCATCTATAAGGTATATCTGCGTCCTGATTACTTGCGGTTACGTCCTCGAGCTGGTTAATCGACCAATAAATGAGGCTGTAACTGCTACTATCAGGCACTTGCCATAAATACATGACCGGTGTGTACTGTTTATTGAGCATATATTGCGTCGGAAGCCCAGAAGAGCTTTTATCTGGCAACTGGTTGTATTCCTCAATGCTGATCCGCTCAACAACAGTATCAGTCGTAGTCGCTCCGGTGGTTTGGCGCACAACTACGTCAATTAAATCGATTGTTCCTACTGGTAATGTGTAAGTTGTCGTCCCATTAACCAAAGGCAATGTGTTATTTTGTACCGCCCAGTAATTTATGCCCCTGTTTGCCCATTCACTGAACAAAAGGTTAAGACTTCTGCGAGCTGCAAGAGCTTGGTATCCGGTCAATACCTGAGAATCCATACCACAGCGTTCAAACGCTTCGGCGATGATCTCTTCAATATCTGGTCGAAACGCAACTGTTCCTGAAGTAGCCATTATGTCACTCCATCATTTTTTATGTAAACAAATTCCATTGATGCGGAGACATTGAAGTCAACTGAGCCTGAAGAAGAAAACGCTCTCATTTCCAAGTCTGTTTTTTCTGTGAACCTTAATGGAAAAGTATAAAACTGTTCGTGCGCCCCATCTGTAAGAGTAAATCTTTCTTTTATTTGAAACACTTCCCCATATGGCCTAGCAACAAGACTAGCATTTAAAAGAGCTTTGGTGTTGGTAGATGTGCCTGTGGACAAAGACATCTTTGTAAGGAACGCTGTATATCCTGCGGGAACTGTCCAAAGAGCCATCAATGTTTGGTTGTCGCCATCACCATTTATGGTCAGGTAAATATTAGCTGGAACTCCAGCGGTCACTGTGCCTGTTCCTGCGTAAAGTGTTCCAGCGTTTGCGCCACCACTACCTGCAGTGCGGACAATGCCACGATTTATACGGAGGTAAGACTTTGTGGTATTAACTGCTGTTTGCCCATTCAATATGACAACTTCGTTTATTTCGTTGTAATCGGCGTCTAGGCCAAAAACCTCTACTGTTCTTGCACCAGTCCCTGCGGCAGTGTCGTCAGTTGAACTGCTTGATACAGTCATTACTGTGGCTGATGCAGGATAAGCGTATAAACCACCTTGTTCCCAAATAGTTTCCTTGGTGGCTCCAACAGCAGCATTGTAACCAAACTTAAAAACAGTTTTATGGAAAGGTATTTGTCCGCGAGATATTTGGAGTTCAAATGGCTCCGTTGTCCCGACGCGACTTATGGAAGAAACTTGAGCCATCTGATTTTCTCCTTATTAATACTGTTTAGCCACCCTCAGAACTACTTGATAAGCGTCTCCAGCAGCAGTTGAGCCTGTTGTGGTGAATTTAATGTCACCAGTTGGGCTTGTGCCGTAAGAGGAGCTTGAAGGAAGGCCACCGAACTTCTCGAAATTGTGGTAACCCTGTTGGCTTTCAGCAAGGTGCATGATGATTACGTCAGTGGTGGCATCTGCCAACACCTCAACCGTCAAGCCCTCAATAATCCACCAACACTCAAGTATTCTGACACCTGTGCATGTATCCCCGTTAGAACTAGGTACTAACGAAGATACATCGATCTTAGTGACCGCACTCTCGTTACCAGTATCTACATACTGGTATTGAAAGGAAAACACAGCTTCACGAGGGTTGTCGGCTATCGTAGTTGTTGTTACGATATCAGCCATCAGTTACCCTCCTGTTATGCGAGGTTATTGTTTTGAATGTAAGTAACAGTCAGAGTAGCAACCCCTGCGTCTGCGGTAGTAGCACTTGAGTCAACATAAATCTCTACATCCGTTGTACCAACATCTTCCCAAGCATCTGCGTCAGGGATTGTAGCCTGAGATGCAAGTTTAATTGTGTTGATGGTTGAAACAGCAACCGCAGTCGCAAGTTCATTAGATGATGAGGTTGTTCCAATGCTAAGAGTCGCAGAGTTATCGAACGCAGTCGTTACAAAAACTGTTATCTCGAGAATCTGTGAGTTTGCTGGAATAATAATTCCTGTGCCAGCAGCAGTTGTGCTTTGAGTAATCGCAGCAGATTGCGCCATCACAACATAACCTACGTTAGCAACGTTAGTGCCAAGCGTAGTACCAGTGGTATCTTTAATGGTTCCAGCCTTAATTGGTCCGGAAAAAGTAGTAGTAGCCATAATGTTCTCCTGTCGTGGCTAATGTCTGCCGAAGCAGTCAGGATTCAAGAAAGGGGAGAGCTATGCCCTCCCCCATTCGCTTTTGGTTAAGCTCCTTCGGAACCAAACACACCGCGCCAGTCAGTAAACCCGAACGAATATCGCTCGCGTACTTTGTAGCGGACGTTGCCAGTTTCAAAATCGCCTTCCATGCCCTTCTTGAGCGGTGAACGCTGGAAGTGCTTCAGACCATCAGGCACATCGGTCATAACGAACCATGCATCTGAATCGGTCAGACGACGCATAACGTGATAGCCCTGTGGCAAGTAACCGCCAGCGCGAATCGCGTTGATGTCGTTGTCAGCTGTTCCAACTCTCAACTGTGACTCAAGCAAACGCTCTGCAACAAAGGTATAAGCAGTTGGGATAACCAACATCTTGCCCTGTGCTGCAATTCTCAGACCGCGATCATCTTTCATATCAGCGATGTTGATGAGAATTTGCTCAAGCGAAGTCTCAGAAAGGTCAGCAGCAGTCGAAAGTGTGTTCGACTGGTTACCAGCTCTGGTTGGGTGAGCAGTGTTACACAAAGTAACTCCATCACCACCAGTTACACCTGAACCACTGAACGCATTGTTCAATACGTTTGCTGCTTTGATTTCCTTAGTGGAAGCCATTGAGCGAGCTAGTGCTTTGGTGTAACGAGCTGCTATCGAGCCATAAAGTCCATCTTCCTCGGCTTCTTCAGTGATACTGAATGCCAAAGCGATGGTCTCGTGCTGGTAGCGAGCTGTCCATTGCTGTGATGCTGAATCGTAAGCGATAGCAGCACCTTCTGCTTTTACTGGAGCGTTTCCGAAGCCTTCCAACAATACGTCTTCTTCAAATGCTTTTTGAGAAGAGCTTGTTGAGAAAACTGGAGACCACTCAGGTGGATATTGATCGTACTCGAGGCCAAAGAGGGTGTTAAGACCCGGCTCGAGCATTTTCGCAAATTGCGCTCTATTCATAGCCATTGTCTATTACCTCCTTAGATACCAGCAGAATCTTTCCAGAGATGCTCATTAATGAGCACTTCCATGACGGCGTTTGCACCAAATGAATTTTCTGGGGCATCATAAAGAGCCAGAATCTTACATTGTGCTGCGGTCGCTGCCATAGTTCCAGAAATTTCCATACCGGATTGACCTGTTGTCGTTGAACCAGAACCAACTACGATATCAGCGCAATTGCCGATATTGGTCTGGGCTGGAGAGCCAGCTGATTGAACCTTGAACACTGTGTAAGGATCATCGTAAACATAAGCCACGATATCCGAAGCAGTAGTGCCACTAGGCCAGTACTGACTATAAACATAAGAGCCATCACTTGCAGTGTATGAGACACCTCCAAATATACCAAGGATGTTCGTTTCTGTTGCAGCTGCAACATTAATAACACCGTCTGAAGTCAAAATGACCGCATCGCCGTTAAAAATGTTCTCAGCTAGACCAGAAGTAATGGTGTACTTGTTAGCACGAGGTGCATTACCGCTCATGTGGCGAACTGGGACGAACCCAAAGGCTGCATCTGCATTAGCCATTTTTCGCTACTCCTTTAAAGCAGTTAATCATCAGCCATGACCGATAAGTCTCGACCACGACTACTAGTTGATTTCCTATCCTGTTGAATAGGAATGCCCCCTGACCTTGCCATCGCATCAAGTTCTCCCGGAATCGACTCATTCTGCTCAATGTTTCGACCACGATAATAGTCTTTCATTGCGTAGTATTTGTCTTCTGGCATCTCGCATAACAACATGCCTTCTATTCCGATTGATCCTGCCCACTGTCCATGATTGATAGTTGGGTATCTCTTATCTTTCACTGTGTCAGCAGGGCGTGGGTTCCAGCCAGCTCGCATACGTTTGTATACGTTGTCTGGATTTTCCTTACCCTGAATCGAGGTAGCTATCCAGCGTTGAACCATACCGGGTCTGGGTTCGGGTGCGTCCAACACTGATGGTGGTTTCCATGCTGTTTCTGGTCTTGCCTCTTCAGCACGTTTTGTGGATCGAGTTTCGTTTGCTCTTACATTTCTATTATCAGCCATGATTAGCTCCTGTTCTGTTTTCGTATTTCATCGGCATATAGCTTCAGACTTTTTTCATCACGAATACCAAGTTCTCTCGCCATTCTTAACTGATCCTGAGACATCCGAACTCGATTCCCTTTGTAAGCCGTTGATCCGCCAGCAGTTGGGGCGACTGGTGCTCTGCTTTTTGCCTTCGGTCTACTTAGTTCTTCAACTTCTTCCGATGAGTTTAACTCGGGAAACATCTTTCGTAAACGTCTATCTAGAGTTTGATAATAATCTGGGGATTCTTTATCGAATCCTTCGATGTCTAGCTGAACGTCAATTGCCCTTGCAGCATTGGTTTCTCGCTCAAATCCGGGCGAATTAAACCACCTGTTGCCCTCCCACCATTGCATTGCCAGTCTTGGCGGTGGAGCTTTCGCAACTTGCTGCGCCCGACCAACTGTAGGCGAAATAGCCTGATTTTGCTGTTGTTGCTTGTGCATTTCAGCAATTCTCATGGCTGCTCGCATATCTGCCAGCTGTTCGGTGAAGTCTAACTGGGCAGAAGTGTCACCTTCCTCGACCGCTTTAGCCAGAGCCTGCTTGGTCTGGTGGTAACGGGTCTGGAAGTCTTTTTCTGCTCGACTCGTGTTCCCTTTCTCCAGACGATCTAATCTTGCCTGAAGCTGGGACATCTGCTGCTGATACTCACGACTTTGTAGCTCTGCCTGTCGTCTTTGATCAACGAGCTTCTTAATTCTGTTCTGAACCTTCTTGCTATATTCCTCTTCATCCTCAGAATCTTCTTCTTTGGCTAAAGACTTCGGTTTATTGCCTTCTGGTCCTGCTTTTTGCTCTTCTGGTTCGTCCTCGATCTCTATTTCTAGAGATTCTTCAGGCTCGACCCCAGCTTTTTGCTTGGTCCTGCCGATTTCGGCTTCAATCTCAGCCAAAATATCATCTTGTGACATGGTTAGCGTCCTCCATGAGTTATCGCCTATTCGACATATGAAGTTATGCTCGCACCATCTGGCAGAATCGACGTTACTTCGTCGTCATTCAGTAGCAAGAGTTTAACCCCGTTAATTACGAGCTTCTGTCCGGCGTATTTGCCATAAGTTACTCGGTTACCGACACTGGGCCATGAGCCTTTCCATGACTGACCAGAATCTCGGTCTCGATAAGCCAAATCGCCCATCGCCAGAATATGCCCATGTGCGGTCAAATATTCTTCATTTTCCTGACTGGTATTTGAAAGAATAATGCCACCCTTGGTCGTTTTCTTGACTTCGTTTGGTTTGACTAGAACTTTCCATCCCATTGGTTTGGGATATTCAGTTGCTTCCAACTGCGTTTCTTCATGCTGATGAGAC